CGAAGCTGCTGATGCTGCCGAAGCTGCTGGCGCTGCTGCCGAAGCTGCTGGCGATGCTGCTGATGCTGCTGGCGCTGCTGCCGAAGCTGCTGATGCTGCTGATGCTGCTGATGCTGCTGATGCCGAGTGGGCAATTCAATGGAAAACGCTCGCGGCGATGCTGCGAGGCGAGTAAGCAGCGGTATTCATTTCAACTCACAACAAGGACGATTAAGATGACTGGCGTGAAGTATTGCAGCGAGTGCAACGAGGAACATGGGGTGCGTGCCTACGAGTGCAAGAAGTGCGACCACCCCCATAAGAAGTTGGTAGAGGATTTTAAGACATTGAGGAAGGGCGACATCATCGAGGTCGTAGGTAGGACAGGTGACTATTTCACTGGACGTGATGGAGGTCTTTATTGTCTTACCCGAAAAAACACGATAAACCACAACAAATTCGTTGATGATGTACTATGGTAAAAAGGGTACTTTTGTTTATTGATATGTAGACAAATATGCCTAATTGTCCAATTATAGGTACACACAGATAAGGGGGAAATTGGAGGCGAGATATGCCCAAAATGTTACTATTACACGGGTTTTTACGGGTTTTAATTAACTTTTACTTGTTAATAGTTGACTTGGTACAAAACAAAATATTGAAAACGTAAGCGTTCACCTCCTACCTCTATGTAGTGTTGTATATATTTACCTATATTTACGGGGTGAAAGTGTTTTACGTACTCCCTGTAATTGTGTATTATTAGGCGTAATCAGCTATTCGTCGTTTTCTTTTAATCTTTCAAGCGGAGAGAAAAAGGGCGAATAAAAAAGAAACACAACAATATGGAGAACCAATGCGTCCCAATCCAATAGAGAACCAGAAGATCAAGCAGGAAATGGATGAACTGACGAGGGAATTGGAACAACAGGGAATTTACATTGACACAAAGCAGAGTGATATGATAGGTCTTGGCGATGTAGTCGAGAAGTCCCTACAAAAAATTGGCATCACGCAGGATCGCTTCAAAGAGTGGTTCGGCCTTCGGGCATGTAGGTGTGATAAACGTAAATTATGGCTTAACAACCTGTTGACATGGCAGAAGAAATAAAAGCGGTTAAACAACTTTATTGAGAGTTTTGGTATACTGCTTGGCACTACACTAACTTACAACCGCTTTGGGCGAAAGATAATCTCTCAAAGGGGTCAACTTACTTGAAGGAGAAATAAACATGGGTGACTGGAACGAACCGCGACCTGATTGGCCTACTGGCGATGAACAGGGCGACAAGCATATCGAAGGGCATAACTTTCCCGTAGAGGAAGATGCTCCAACTATCCCTGACCTGAAAACGGTGGAGGATATTAAGCCTCCTGCCTGTATTCACACAGTACCATTTACTGAGACTTGTGAGGGCGATTCTGAGCCTGACGGTGATCCACCGTCTAGCATTGCTCTTGACATTGACGTGGACGATAAGGATATGGATATGGTCTATCCTGATGGGCAGACAATGCAGAAGATGGCAAGGCATTTGCGGAAGTCTAAAAAGCTGGAAATCACACACCAAGATGCGTTGCAGATGCTCTTGACGGATAAAGTTTTGTTGGAACATTATAAAACTTTGAAAAGATGGTAAAGTTTTGACTTGACATTGACGATATGAGTGGTATAATAGAGGTGTGGCAAACGAGTCATGCCCCTTTTTTAACCAACTAAAGGAAAGTACAATGGGATTAGATATGAACGCTGTTGCCCGCAAGGGCGAACCTATCACAGTAACCGACATAGACGAGTGGGTAGAAGATGGGGTCAAGCACAGTCAGGAAGAAACTTCCATCGAGTATGAGGATGAAATCAACCTTGCGTACTGGCGTAAGCATCCGAATCTGCATGGTTGGATGGAGAACCTTTGGTTAGAGAAGGGTGGTGAGGGCGACTTTAACTGCCAAGAACTTGAGTTGACCTTTGAGGACTTGGACCAACTAGGTAAAGACATTCAGAAAGCGAGACTCCCTGAGACAGTAGGGTTCTTCTTTGGTGCAAGCAACAGCGATCCAGACCAAATAGAATACGATCTTGGATTCGTCAAAGACGCCCAAGAATCAATTGCTTACGGTTACACTATCGTCTATTCTGCTTGGTATTAAGAAACAATTTCACAGGACGGGAACTAATTATCCTACAGAACAGGAAATTCCTATGGTAAAATAGGGGTGTGACAAACGATCAACCAACCAAAGGAAACACAATGGACACCACAGCAGTAACACTTGCGAGTATCACCAAAGCCATCCTCAGCGGCGGGATGGACGAGGATATGGAAGAGATTGTGCAGGCGATCAAAGGTCGCAAGGAATACCAGAAGGGTGAGATGATGCGTACTCTCAAGGTGGGAGACAAGGTGAGGATCGACAACATTCGGCCAAAGGCAGTCTGCGGCTTGATTGGTGTTGTTAAGAAGGTCAACCGCACCACAATATCTGTAACATTGCCAATGTCGGCAGGTCGTTACTCAGGAACTTCAAGGGTTCCAGTATCCTGTTGTGAGAAGGTGTAGCATGAGATACTTGGTCTTGATCTTTATTTTCGTCTTGGCGATTAACGTTTCGCCTTGGTGGTTACTACTTCTACTTCTTTTTATAGAGGTTAATTAAATGGGCTACAACCCTGATTTTAGCTTGGAATACGAGCTATACGGAGAGGAAACGGGCGATGCTCGCCTACTGCTCGAAATGGAAATAGAGCAAACGCTCAACGATCCAAACTTCTGTCACTATTAACGTTGGGTATCGAGTATGGAGAAAACTTTGCAAAATAATTAAAGATTGCACTTGACAACGACGATTTGTATGGTATAATTAAAGTATCGCCAAACGGCATTAACCAACCAAGCTAAGGAAAACCAATGAAACTCGAAACTCCAGACCAAGACGTTCAAGTCTCTCAAGACTTTGAGACTACAGACTTCGCCATCGGTGACATTGCGTTCATCGTGGATATGTTCGCAGACAAGGTATACACGTACAAAGAGCGTGCTGTCATCCGAGAACTGTCCTGCAACGCCCATGATGCTCAGATCATGGCAGGCACACAGGACGTTCCCTTCAAGGTTCACCTGCCTACGACTCTGGAACCGTATTTCTCCATCCGAGATTACGGCACTGGACTGACAGATAAGCAGGTCAGGACTATTTTCGCTGGTATCGGTATCTCTACCAAGAGAGATAGCAACGAAATGATTGGGTGCTTTGGAATTGGGAGTCTATCTCCCTACTCATTGAGCGATCAATTCACCGTGACAAGTTATAACGAGGGTCAGAAGCGTGTTTACACATGCTATCGTGACAAAGACCGCAAGCCAGTGGTTGCTCTCCTGACTACGACAGACACAGACGAGGCTAATGGTCTGGAAGTTAACCTTGCCGTACAAGATCGTGCTGCGGCGTTTCGACTTGAAGCGTCGTTCGTGTTCGAGTTTTGGGAAGGTACTCTGCCAGAGATTAACATCAAAGAGGTCGCCGAGAAAATTCAAGAGCGACGTTCTTGCTACAAGTCCAAGGGTGACAACTACGGTTTTGGTGAGTACGGTCCGATGTACGCTGTGATGGGCAACATTGCCTACAAAATACCGAGTGAAATCGACGAATTCGGAATGCAAGGATACATTAAGTTTGAGTTGGGAGAACTTAACTTCGATACTGCCCGTGAGAACCTGTCCCTTGACGACAAGACCAAAGCAGCAATCGAGCGGAAGTCCGCTGAGATTAAGTGTCTGGTCGCTAAAGAGTTAGTAGACAAACTTAACGCTTTGACCTGCAAGTGGGAACAAGCGGTAATGGCAGAAGCGTTCCGAAGTGAACGAATCGGACGACTGATTAAGACTGACCTCGACACGTACACGTTTGACCTCGACGAGTTGAAAGAAAACTGCATCTACTGGCGTAAGAGTTGGCGTAATAATGGGCGAGGTAGCGAGAAGAATACCACAAAGAATGTTCCTGTTTCAGGGTCAGAATCGAAGGTGTACGAATACTACCTGTGGGAAGAACGTATGGAGGCAAGGGTCAAGGAATACATGAAAGCGAAGTGGAACGGGTTCATTTTGGTGATTCTGACTGAGGAACAAGCCAAGGCAGTTCACATTCCTGCTGGTCTGTTGAAGAAACTAAGCGACCTACCTAAGGTGACTCGCCAGAGTTCCGGTTCTGGTGCAGGCAGCGAGGTCAAGACGTTTACGTTCAAAGCAAATGATGGCAGAAACTACTCGAACAATGCTAGAGATTACTGGGTGGAGAATGACCTGACAATTGACACTCAAGAGATTGTCTACATCGAGATTAACCGTTGGATGCCTCAGAGTAAGGAGCGATACATTTGCAACAGCAACAAGCAGATCGAAACAACGCTGGAAAGAATGGGTGTCCACGATGTTGAGATTCCAACGGAAATTCATGGACTGAAAACTGCCTTCCTTAAAACGAAGATGTTTAAGTCGGGGAATTTTATCAGCCTAAGTGATTACGTCAAGCGTGAATTCTTGAAGATTGCTCCAAAGGAATTCGCTGAGTTTGACTTCAATCAGTGGACGGTGGTTCAAGAACTGTGCAAGTTGGGGTCGGAAGCGACTGACCACATGCTTGAATTGTCGATGAAGTTTGACAATGCCGAGCTAGCCAAGATTTGTAAGCAAATCGGATTGGAGTGGGAATCAAAGATCAATCGTGAGCTACAGTTTGCGATCGATGAATTCTTCGAGAAGTACACTATGTTAGAGTTCGTATCCCATTGGGACCAGCGAACAGAAAACTTTGAAATAATCAAAAAATATCTCGATTTGGGTATTGACAAGTAGGATTCGTATGGTAAAATAGGGGCTGTGCTACGGACGAGCATCTTTGGATGCGGAAAAGATAAACAACCGTCCGTGAATTGGGGATAAAGCTACCCACACCCTCTTTTATTACAACCAACCACAACAAGGAGATAAGAAACAGTGGCGAAAAGAAAATCATCTGCTCCACGCAAGGGCAACAGCAAGCCGGAAGAACAAGATGAGCCGACAGAGAAGAAGGTCGTGCCAACTATTCCTCGTAAGATTTTGATGGAGTTTTTGGAGGCCAAAATTAAACTGCAAGACGTTAAGAACGTCAAGTCAGTGGTCGATGGATTCCTGTGGGAGTCAGATAAGATTCAACGGTATCGACTGGACGTGTGGATCAGCAAACAAGAAGCTGACCAATACTCAGCCACCTACAACATTGAGTTTAGTTTCTTTTTGCATTACAACAAGAAAACGAAAACCATCACCGATATGACTGTCCAACCTAACCTAGTAGGATCGAAGGCGTTCTGATGAAAAGCAAGCTAACAAAGTCGAGAGTCAAGGATATTGTAGTTATTGCTTCTTTGTTATTTTCGTAGTTTTTCGCTTGTGCTTTCTTAATCTTGAGGCTATTATTAGTGCGGTACAATGCAGCTTGTCCCTTCCTACAAACCTTACATTGAGAATGAAAGCCGTCAGCAAAGTGAGGTGCACGATTCCAAAACTACACGAGTAGAGGTTTTTCGGTAGAACATTTTGTATATTTTTTACTTTTTGGGGTTGACATCGGGAAATCCTATGGTAAAATAAATCAAGTCAGACGACAATCAGTCACGTTACTATACACATTTAGAAGGAAAAGTGAAACTATGCTCAGTCATATAAAATCTAACGACAACCAGTGGACAGTAGTTATTGAATCTAAGCCGTACCTATTTGATGCTACACATCCAGAGTACATCAACCTGACAGAGTGTGTCAAGGTTGGTGATTCAGAAGCGTTCTTGCAAGTGATTGCCGTTGGTACTGCCATCGAGAACTGGTCTGAGGGGAACTTCGAGTTCAAGGACGGGTTACTGTACTTCGAGGGCGAACAGATCGCAGATCAGCCTACTGATCGAATCATCGACCTTGTCCGTAACGGATGGTCAGTTGGGCCAATGCTTGCCTACCTTGCCAACTTGTATGACAACGTGAGTCGTCGGGCAGTTCGTGAGTCTTACAAGTGGTGTTCTCATAAGGGATTGCCTATCTCTGAGGATGGCATGTTGATCGGCTACAAAGGTATCGCTGTTTACAGCGGTGAGGACATGCCGGACAAGAACGGTCTTGCCTTGCGAAATGGTGATGGAGTGGACAAGTACACTGGACGGTCTTTCCGCAACAACGTGGGTGATAAGCCTTCGATGAATCGACGACAAGTGTGCGACGACATGCAGCAAGGTTGTAGCGAAGGACTTCACATTGGAACCTACGATTACGCTGTCGATTGGGCTGGACGCAACGGACGGGTTATCTTGGTTAAGTTTAACCCAAAGGATATTGTTTCCGTTCCTGAGTGTTCCGAATTCCAGAAGATGCGAGTCAGCGACTACGAAGTGATCGGCATTGCCCGTGAGCAGATCAAAGAAGCAGTCTACGAGTGTGAAGATGACGACTGCTACGACGACTACGACGAGGACGACGAGTGCTGCGACGAGTGCGACGAGTGCGGTGGCGAAGTCAACGAGTTCGGAGACTGCGAAAATGACTGTGACGAATGATATGAAGTCTAGTTCTAGGAAATATCTGACTGTGGTTGGTTAGGTGGTGCGACGGGACAGGAGAATTCTCTTGTCCCGTTTTTTTTTCTGAAAAAGATTTAAGTTTGCCTTTGACAACGACGATGTGTATGGTATAATGAAGGGGTAAGACGCAAGAGGTTCGACATATTTAGGGTTGACATTGCCTAAAACTATGTTAAAATAAGGGCTAGTGGCTGAATGGTTTAAGCACCAGACTCATAATCTGCGGAGAAATCCAACGTTGGTTCAAATCCAACCTAGCCTACTTTTTTATTTTACTGCCAGTGTATTACTCAAACAAAGAGGATCGACCCATGACACCTGACCAGAGAATAGCCGAGGTAATGGCTGAGAACGATAGGATGGCACGCTACACCGTTGATCTAATCCAGCAAGTTATGGACTTAGAGATGGAACTAGGCCTATTAATGGCACAAATCGAAGGCATGACGATACGAATACGCGACCTAGAAAAGGGAACCAACCAATGATCGACCAAACACTCTACAAGATGGACAGTAAGGGTAAGATTCGCCAGTGGAGAATTACCGTTGGAGAGAATCCTATCGCCATCCTCGCTGATGGAAGTCCCACACCATTCTACGAGCAGATACATGGACTACAGGATGGCAAGCAGCAGGCCACCAGAACGCATGTAAGGGCAGGAAAGAACCTTGGCCGGTCGAATGCCACAAGTGCCGTTGAACAGTGTCAGATGGAGGCTGAGAGCATCTGGACGAAGAAGCGGGATCGTGAGGGGTATTCAGTTAAGATGCCCACAGACAAGCCTAAGCTACCCATGCTGGCTAAGACCTACGAGAAGGATGGAGTGGTCGTTGATGGTGGCAAGATCAAGTATCCTGCTTACTCACAGCCTAAGTTGGATGGTATCAGGTGTTTCGTTGAGATTAGTGGCAAGCGTGCTGTTCTCAAAACCAGAACAGGAAAGGTCATTAACTCTTTACCCCACATAAATAAGGAGATTGAGAGCATATTCTTCGACGTAGACTCGATTCGGATGCTGGCAGACGACACGTATAGTGCTATCAAAACAATAATTCTTGACGGAGAGTTATACAACCATGAGTTCAAGGATGACTTCCAGAATTTGGTGAGTGCTATCAAGCGTGACAAGCCAAGTGAGAAGTCCCTTGTCGCTCAATTCCACTGTTACGACATTGCTTGTGACGAGGACTTTGAGGATCGTATGTGTCTGTTGAACATACTCGCCATGAGGTTCAATAATGACACGGTTCAGGTTGTGCCTACCGTACAGGTAGAGACTGACCAACACTTCAAAGAGCAGTACGAGACATTTATGGGGAATGGATACGAGGGTGCTATGATCCGAAATAAAAAAGGGTCATATCAATTTAACCGTCGCTCTCCTGACCTACAGAAGTACAAGAGTTTTATGGACGATGAATTCGAGATCGTGGGCGCTTACGAGAACAAGGGCAAACACGCAGAACAGTGTACGTTGGAGTGTGTAACTAAGGATGGTGCGAAGTTTGGCGTTAAACCAAAGGGTGACGCTGCTCAACGCGAGAAGTATTGGGTAGACTTTAAGGCGGGAAAACTTACGGGTAAGATGTTGACCGTTAGATTTTTCGAGTGGACGACCAGTGAGAACCCTGTTCCAAGATTTCCAGTCGGAGTAATAATCCGCGATTATGAGGATTAACGGTGGGTGTGAGTGTAAATTGTGTATAAGACTATAGGTAATCATGGTTTTACACACAGGAGGCACTTCAATGCTCACAGACAGACAGTTTTTGTATAGAGAGTACGTAGTTAAAAATCGAACAGCGAAAGATATTGCTCAAGAAGTGGGTAAAAGCGACAGTCAGGTTTGGTATTGGTTGAGAAAGCACGACCTACCAGTTAAGCCGCGAGGTGGTCGCCACAACACTATTGATCTAACGGGAAAGGTTTTTGGCGACTTGGAAGTTATGAGCCAATTGAAGGGCGATGGTGATTGTGCTATGTGGGAGTGTAAATGCTCTTGTGGAAACTTACATAATGTAAAAAGCCCATGTTTGAGGCGAGGTGAGATAAAGTCTTGCGGAAACTGTCTTGAACATTATTCTTGGAACGGTGTTGGTGAAATGAGTGGATCGTATTTTTCCTCTATCAGAACCGGAGCTAAAGTTCGAGGATACAAATTTGACATAACCAAAGAATATCTATGGGGCTTGTTCCTTAAACAAAATAGATGTTGCTCCCTTTCTGGTGAAGAACTTTTCTTCGCAAGAAGTTACCAAACAACGAAAACAAAATACAAAACAGAACAAACAGCATCGCTCGACAGGATAGATAATGACAAAGGATACGTCAAAGGTAATGTACAGTGGGTACATAAAACGGTCAACAAGATGAAGCGAGAGTATAGCGAGGGCGAATTTCTTCATTACGTAAAGTTAATAGCCAACCACCTAAAACTTAGTGACGGTAAATGAATACTAAGAAGCATAGAATGTCCTGCGTGGACCGCTACAAGACGGCAAACATGTGTCGAGGTAAAGGTAAATTGGAGGAATTTGTTTGCTGCTTCTGTAAGGGTAGTGGGAAACTTGAATAATTCCGCTTGACATTCACACGGTAAATTTTTGGAAAGACTAAGTATGATACTGGCAGATACACACGATTCAGACGTAGCTATGGTTGACACCCCACTAAGTGGTGAGGGTGCTAAGTGGCGACTCGCAACAGTAACAAGCGGAGAGCATGAGGGTGAGTACGTGAGTGTTCTGTGTCAGTTCTCAGACGGTCAATGTGTTGTTGACCTTGGCGACGACAACGGTTACAAAGTGATCCACTCAAGAGACATGAGAAATTGGAAGTCGGTTGAATCAGTTAAAATCCCCTAAGGAGAAGTTATGGAACAGTACTACCTAAAAGTCGGAAGAAAGTATGTCCCTGCGGGCTACACAGGCATCGACATGCCACAAGGATTTTATTTCAGCCAGAAAACTGACTACGGGAGCCGTAAGACTTCTATTAACTACTGGGCAGGGAAAAATCCCCCTCAGCCGTTGGACGTTGAGAAGTTGGTCAGCGTAATGAAGAACGATGACAAGTTAGCTAAGTACATCATGGCGTTGACAGACCCCAAGAGTCCTGAGTTGGCAGAGGCAAAGGAGAATCAGGGAGGATTCATCAAGCAAGAACTAACCATGCTCAACTGGTCGGCAGCGGATTTGGCTACCTGCATCCTTCGGTTCGCCTTCGAAGAAATGGAGAAGGAAAAGTTATTGCCTATCGGGGACAAGATCGATCCGGGCTAAACGATCAAGAAAGCAATTCAACAACTAACGGAGGATAATTAAATAGGCGTGAACTTTGAACAAAGTTGTCTGGTGGGTTTTTGTTTGCATAAAAGCGATTACCTTGTCGAAGTGTCCAAGCCGATCCATGAAGATCAGCCGCGATACGACACCAAAACAGGGCAGCAAGTGAGTGTTGAACAGGCGCTTGTTAAACGGGGTGAGGAAGCATACAGGTGGGGCAACTGCGAGTCTGACAACCTGTGGGACTTAGGACAAGAGATTGCGAATACGTATGATCTGTCATATACTGTTGACCGTGATGAAGATTGTTTGTACGTTTGGTAAAAGTTTTTGATAATTACCCTTGACATTCGGCTTTTGTAGACTATAATAGGTGTGTAAGTATGAGTGGGCCTGTACCATTTAGCCGTTGTGCCGTCCTCGTAGGACGTGGGAAAAATTAAAACCACACCTTTCGCTCGCGTAGCTCAATTGGATAGAGCAGAAAACTTCTAATTTTCAGGTTGTAGGATCGTACCCTACCGCGAGTACTGACTATTTTTTAACTTAACTTAACATGGTGTTTTTATGAGATTCACACACTTGCGCGATGACAACAGTATTCCTTTTGCCACCATCGCAGAGAAAGACGGCAACTTTGCCGCAGCAATTTGTAGCGGCAACGACCAATTCTGTAAGAGAGTTGGACGGAGCATGGCAGCACAAAGGTTGGAGGGCAATCGTATGTACGTCCCTTCCTCTCAACGTGAAGTCTACTGTAACGGAGTCGCGGAAAATGTTTCGTACATTGTTTCGTTCTTCATCGGCAAACAAATCGGCAAACAAATCGGTGGTCATATTGTAAGGTCGTCGGAAATCAAATGAGAATTTGGCACATAGGCGATACGCACTCGTATCATGGTCTACTCAGCATCCCTGCGGATATTGATATGGTAATTCACTCCGGCGACGGTGCGAATTCTAGGGACACAATCCCTAACACTGTTGAAATGTTCCAGTTCCTTGAGTGGTTCAGGGCTTTACCTATGAAGCACAAAATCTACGTCGCTGGCAATCACGACGTGGTTACTCAGAGATTGAGACATTGGCCTCAAGACATTATAGACATGGGTATCACCTACCTTGAGAATGGGTCGGTTGGTATTGATGGTCTATGGATTTGGGGAAGTCCCTACACACCAACGTATGGTAAGGGATGGGCATGGCAGATGAATAGGAACAAGATCGCCAGAGTTTGGGATACTATTCCAGACGAAGCTGATATTGTTGTTACTCACGGTCCACCTAATGGGACATTGGATTACACTCTAAGCGAAGAGACTAACAAGTTAGAGTCAGTGGGCTGCACTAGCCTAGCGAAAGCGATTGATAGAGTCAACCCAAAGGCTCACCTGTTCGGTCACGTCCACAATACTAAGTGGATCAGAAACTCCGGTACGTACACCGACCCCAATGGTCGCATCTACAGTAACGGCAGCGTGGTTGAAGATGAGAAGTTTGGGAAGTTAATTAGTAACGGTAACATCATCACTTTGTAGGGGAACAATATGAGTACTTTTTCGGAGCAGTTTTTGAGCAGACATTCTTTTGTTGGCGACTTACGCCAGCTAACGTAGCTCCCCTTCATCGTATGGTGGCAACTACTTACGACGAAACTATGATTCACCGGATTGTACCAGAGTTGCTGATTAGATTGAAGAAAGAAAACCGATGAACGTCAAAGTCTATTATCGCAGAAACCTTAAAATGTCCGAGGGGAAACTCGCGGCTCAGGTAGCTCATTGCGTATCCCGCATGGCTATCAAGTATAGCGAGGTTCCAGAGAGAATTGCTGTTCTCAAGGCGAGCGATAAGAAGTTCAACGAATTAAAGGAAGTTGCGGTGCATGTTCAGGTTGATCTTGGACTCACCGAAGTGGATGCTGGAACGGAAACTGTTCTCGGAATCCTTTGTTAACGACTGACGACGGGGTTGAGTGGCTCAATTGGATAGAGCATCGGTCTACGGAACCGAAGGTTATAGGTTCGAATCCTATCTCAACTACTAGAAAAGAGTTTAAGACAGGCATGGTAGTTCAGGTCTGTCGGTTCACAAGAATTTGTACCAAAGACGTTATTGGGTGAAGTAGGAATTGATTTTCCGAGCGTCCTTACCCATTGTGGAATGTAGATGAATGGCGGGTGTACGACCACCCCAAGGTGTGGCAATCCAACAAACTAGGCAATACTGAGCGAGTAACCTAGTACCTGTAAAGTGAGATTGCAAAGATTGATGTTAGCATTGAAGAAAATTAAGTACTAAAGACCACACTGTCTACAAACACTACTACAATACCTTAAAGAACCACCATACTCTTTACAGGTATAAACGCCGTCGGTCCAGTTTTACCTTGGATATTCAGCTTTGGTAGACTATAATACAGTGTGGATATTAACCGAACAAATTTTAGAACCGTTAGGGAAAAGATGTCAGGAATTATACCGGGAACAGGAGAACTACGTACATATATCTTCCACGCTATAGACCCACTAGGTCGGGAAATTCGTGACACCATTGAGGCCGTGGATTCGGGTCTTTCTTTCTTTACCTTCGCCGTAAAAAAGTTCGACGACAGCAAGATGCCCGATTACGTTTCCCACTTTTAATTTCATTTTGTTTTCCATTAAATAAGCAACAAGTCATATTAGATAATACTAAAAACTGGATAAAACATGACGTTCAGACCAAAAACCTTCGATGAAATGATAGGGCAGGATCATATCAAGGAAACACTACGTATCTCAATAGTGTCAGCAAAGGCTCGAAACGCTGCTTTACCTCATATGTTGGCGTCTGGTCCTGCTGGATTAGGCAAGACAACCCTTGCTATGATTATTGCCAACGAGCTAGGTGTATCCATCAAGGTAGCTAACGGAGCAACGTTTAGATCACCCAAGAACATAGTGCCGTACCTCGTAGCGTTAGAGCCAAACTCAATCCTGTTCGTTGACGAGATTCACCGAATGACAACTGTTGCTGAGGAATTTCTCTATCCTGTGATGGAGGATTTTACCCTTAGCATTACGGCAGGGAAAAATAATGATGACAAGGTAGTGGATGTTCCCATTCCTAAGTTCACTATGATTGGTGCGACTACAGAAGTGGGTTCGTTGGCAGCACCTTTGCGGGATCGCTTCAAACTAAAATTCACCCTAGAACTTTACGACCCTGAAACCCTGTATCAGCTTATCCACCTGAATTGCGCGAAGCTACAGGTCAAACTCTCGCCTGAGTCAATGATGACCCTAGCGACAGCAAGCCGAGGAACGCCGCGAATCGCTAACTCACTACTAGAGTGGGTAAGGGACTTTTCTGTGGCTACCAAGACTGACACAATGAATATCGCTGACGTTACAGCAGCGTTGTCGCTCAGAAGGATTGACCCCAATGGGATGACAGAGGATGACAGGAAATATCTGGAAGCGTTGAAGAAACAGGTAAAGCCTGTGGGACTTAAAACTTTGTCTGCACTTCTTAACATTGAAGTAGAGACAATTGAGAATGTCATTGAGCCATTCCTAATGAGGATGGGCTTAGTTCAGAGAACGAACAAGGGGAGAGTAGCGGTATGAGAGTCAACAACTTAGAACAGACGTGTCCCGCCTGTCCAACTGTGTTTGAGTGGGACAACAGTAAGGGTGAACACTTTTACTTCCGACTCAGGCATGGTCATGCGAGGATAGAAAACGAAACTCAGGCCAATACCGTTATCTCTGGACCGATGGATGACGCTGACGGTGTGTGTAACTTCGGTGAGGTCATAGCGTGGGCTAAGATCAAAGGACTAAAACTTAAAGGACCGAAAGGGATGTGTTAGGACTATGATTGAAGTCGAAATAACAGAGGAAATGAAACAACGAGCGTGGCGTAAGGCTCGTGAAATGGGAGAGCTAAAGAACTCCATCGAGCGTGGAGAGGGAAACATCGCTGGTTTCTTGGGAGAGGAAATTGCCAACGAGATTATCGGAGGGACTATCTCTAACACTTACGACTATGATATTGTTAGTGCAGATCAGCCGACGATCACTTGGGACGTTAAGACAAAGCGTTGTACCAGTCCACCAAAGGGCTACTACGATTGCTCGGTTGCTACTTTCAACATCAAGCAGAGGTGCGACCGATATGTTTTTGTGCGGATTGAATACAAGAACAGACGTTGGGGTAGGGCTTGGGTGCTTGGTTGGTATGACAAGAAAGAGTACTTCAAGGATGCTAGGGTCTTAAAGAAAGGCTCGACAGACGGAAATAACAACTTCGTAGTGAAAGCCGACTGTCACAACATTCAAATCAAACAGTTAAAGGAGATACTATGAAGTGGTTAGTTTGCTCTATCGTTGAAGATGATCGAGGTCGCCGCTATTCTCACACGGCAAAGATCGGTGAGGTTGGTGATGAATTCCAGATGGACGTTTCACTTATGAGTGAACTCAAATAATTTTATTGGCGGAACTTTCAAAATTAACGAGAATTCTACTTGACATTAACAATCGGTGTGCTATACTAGGGTAGTACAAATCACTATTCAAAATTGGATACACGATGAAGTTCTTAGGTTACACAGTTAGTTTTTTCTTGGTCATCATTGCGGTGCTGTTTATTGACGGATTCACACTGATGACCCTCTGGAGTTGGTTCGCCTATCCTATCTTCACCGACGTAGAGCTAACCCTGCCGATGGCTATGGGTGTTGGTATGCTAATTGGTGCGGTAAGGCATGACAACTCGTCAAACGGAGACAAGAAGATGGGAGAGATATTGGCAACAGCGTTGTTCGGATCGCTTCTCAAGGGCGGAGTCCTCTTGGGTGCAGGTTCCATAGTTGCCATGTGGATGTAATCATAGGAGTAACAGACTCAAGGACTGGTGGGTTAACGCCCATTTGTGAGAGGTGCGGAGTCGCCCTCTGTTGGGACATTTCCTATGAGGACTTTGAGGAAGAACCAGAGTTCTGGGATCAGTGGTGCTGTAAAGACTGCGACCCCAAGTACCGAAAAAAGAAAAGGCAAAGATATGACCAATAACTACTCATACATTGTTCTCCACAGGGGAAGAATTGTTGCTGGTGGGACTAAAAAGTACCACGTACAGCATTGGCTTGTTCGTTCGGATCAAGAAGAACCAAACAAAAAGCTATTGGAAAGCGGAGACATGACGGTCTGGAGGGTCAGTGGCTACGATAAGGTTACTGACATTAGTAAGGACTTCGGAGGGATTGGAGAAGATGGGAAACTGAATCAAATGAAAGCGTCATACAATGCGTGGTGTCAATCTAACGGCCAATGGCCTTGATAGGAGAAAAGATGATTGAGAAACACTTTGTGACATTCGTATCGCCGGGAACATTCGTGCCGGAAGTATCAACCAAAGAAATCTATGCTTGGGACATAGAGAAGGCTATGGAAATGGCTAGGGGAACCAAAGAGCGACATAATGCGAGTCCGTACAGTTTCTTCTTCACTACGAGGCAGAACGACGGTACTGAACTCAACAGCAAGGAGTCGGCCAAGAGTTGCAACTACTTCCTTGGCGGGACAGTGCTGACGTTGCAGGACGTGAAGGATCGCAACGACCCCAAGGACGAGATTCTCATTTCCAACATGGAGAACAACAACATAGATCGAGTTGTGGACAACCGCAATTCATATCGAGCCACGTTGCCGCTGAGTAAAGGTGATAAGGTTTTGGAGTTTGCTCAATAAACGAATCAGCGATGTAGTTGATTCACATTTTTTAACAACAGAGGAACAAGTATGAACAAATCAGTAACATTTGGTCTTGGACTAGCAGCAGCAATCCAACGACGAATTGACGGGCGGTAATTATGAAAACCTGCAAGAAGTGTGGAGTTGAGCAACCTATTAAAGACTTCCGCGTTTGCAGGCTATACAAAGGGTCTAGTGATGGTCAGTACACTAGGTCTGAATGTAAGGGGTGTGAGAAGAAAGCCAGTAGGCAGTTGTCGGAGGCGAAGAAGAACGCTCCGCCAAAACCGCCCACTTGTGAGTGTTGCGACAAAAAGACACCTAACTTAGTCCTAGATCACTGTCACGGCACTGGAGACTTCCGTGGTTGGATTTGCAGGAATTGCAATCAGGGCATAGGGAAGTTGGGTGACGACGTTGAAGGCTTACAAAGAGCCATGAACTATTTGAAGGGAGAAGTTATGAGGTTAGCAGACATAGATGGGCGTACCATCAACGCTCCAGAACACTACCATGAGGCACTCAAGCAGATTGGGCTTATGATAGAGTCTATGGAAGCGAAGGAAGTAGATCGTTCAGATATGGCTGTGGTGCTGCACGACCTGATGCGTGAGGCAGAATTCCACTTACAATTCCTACCACGACGAACATTTAAGGAGAAACCCAATGAGAATGAAACTCCCCAAACATAAAATTGGTTCAACAAGATGGTTGCTCTACTGGCAATGGCAACGGTTAAAGAGTTGGCAGTTAAAGAAGTTCCTGCTTACTTGGTATCACATCATTAACAGGAAAGCATATTGGGAATGGAAGGCTGATAAGGCGGCCCAACGTTATGTTGACTTCTTAGAAAATGGTGACGAGCTTTTCGTTCGTGGTCATATTGATTGGGACGAATGGGATCATTTCGATGAATTCAGTGGGGACAAGTAATGAGGAAAATCAAATTCAGATTCTGGAACAAGGTCGCTCGTCGATTCGAACCTGCCGCAATGTATGCCATTGATGGTGAGGGAGATTTGGTAGTATACGACTACGAGAGTCACTACTACAATAGCCCAGTTAGCTACTACGATAACCCAGTTAACTTCGAGAAGACCTGTATTGTGGCACAGCAGTACACGGGGATCAAAGATAAGAACGGCAGAGAGATTTACGAGGGTGACATTTTGTACACTAAGCACACTGGGCAGTCTTGTTACGACACATCATACCACAACCATAGGGTCGTCGGTGTCTATGGGAAAACTAACCAATTGGCCCTGTTTTCCATAGGTGAGGATGACTACCCAGCCAGCGGTTTTGGCCTTAACACATCAACTGCCAAACGGTTTGAAATCATCGGTAACATTTTTGAGATCGACAACATCTTCAAGGGGTTTAAGAAATGAGTAGGAAAATTAAGTTTCGAGCATGGAATACACGTACAAAAGAAATGGAAATCTTTGACGACCTATATTGGTTCGAAGAAAATATGTGCCACAACAACGGCGATTATGATTATGTCATCCAGCAATTCGTAGGGATCACCGATAAGAATGGTCGAGACATTTATGAGGGCGACATTATCCAACATTTCACCTTTGAAGCACCTGATACGTTTGAGGTCGAGTGGGACGATGATCGGGGAGAGTGGTCCGGTTATAGGACATTTAGTGAGCAGAGAGACTCAGAAGTGGTGGGAAATAAATATGAATGATTCATACCACCCGCCGATTGGCTGTATGATAATTACCCTCATTCTTGGTATGATTGTCTCCACGATAATTCACAACCTCGACCCATCGTTGGTGGAACGTCAGGTTGAGACTAATATGGTCACAGAACCAATGGAGATTCCGCAAGAGCGAATGGTAACGTCCGCTAGGGTAAAAAGCGTCTACGATGGTGATACTGTCGTACTCGAACTAACCAAAGAGATCCGCGTTCGTATGCTGGATTGTTGGGCGGCAGAGGTGAGAACAAGGGACAAAGAGGAGAAAAAACGAGGGTTGGAAGCTAAGGCTTACCTACAATCAATGCTTAAAGAGGGAGATATTGTACTCGTAGACATACCAATGTCGAACAAATTACAGGATTCCCTCACTTTTGGGAGAGTTTTGGCGTATATTTATAAAGACACGGACGACGATGGTATTCCAGACAACACTTCCGAGAAAATGGTGGAGGCCGGTCATGCCACAAAGAACAAAGAATGAGGACGAATATTGCGATCCATACCCTCCCACAATCGGAGAGTGTATCTATTGTGACTCGTTCCAGACGATCAGGACAGTCAAGATAAATCCAACCAGCGGTTGGGTAGACATTTGCGATACATGTTTAACTGAATTAGCTTCACACTATCCTTACGAAGGAGAACCCGATGAGTAAAAAAATGATCTATGTAGTTATTATGATCTGCGACAGCGACCAATTAGAGCCTGTTGGGACGTATGACTGCCCGTTTGAAGCCAACGACATTGCTGAAGAACTAACCCGAAACTCATTGAGAGAATCGGGGCGTATCTTCGATGTTCTCGAATTCGAAATGGGAGGAACTCCTCCGATGCTCGAAGCGATGAAGAAGAACAACGCGAAGATTATACAGGATATGGAAGACAATCTCATATCCCTAATAAACAACGGGGTGATCGACCAACTGATCGGTGAAGATGGAGAGTTTTACTACACGATGACCCCCAAGGGCGAGTCGGAAACGTCGAAGATTCCCAAGCAAATCAAGAAGTTCTTCAACAAGAAATAATTTGAGAAACTTTTCGGTTTCCTATTGACAAACAAGCGAGGATAGACTATAATAGAGTACAAAGGCAAACGGGGTTCCTATACTCAATGCAATGAAAATTACCCTTCGCCTTTTATTTGAAAACAAGCGGCAACGACAGTTCCTATCCCCTCGACAACCTCACTAAGGATAGTTTCATCACTATGTTTAACAACGTCAAGGAGGCAGTAACTAGCTAATGACAGAAAATCCAGACACTATAGAGGTGGCGGGAATCACTTTTAGTGCCGATGAAGTTAAGTCGGCAGTTATCGAAGTGGAAGGTCGTGAGATTGCGATTGGCGAAGCTAAGGATAGCGACCTCAAGGTGGGATTCAGTCAAGGTGTCTGATGAACCAAGAAAAGAATATGTTTGGGACATAAAGCTAGAACAATGGTGTCATGTCGATGTGATGAAAAGGCGTGAGGCAGAACGTTCTAAGAAAAAACCCAAAAAGAAGGATTAGAAGCAGCCGCTCTGTTTATCAGCAGATAGTCTAGTGCCTACGCTAGATGAAGAAAGGGCTTGAAGGGCCGTGCGTCGGAGGTTCGAATCCTTTCGTTTCCACTTTTCGGGATGTGATGGAAATAGTAGACATAGGCGTCGATATACGCCGAGAAAGCCAATATTTCGCAATGATTGTGTATATAATTGAGGGCGACACCCGCCAAGAACGAAAACACAAACAGAGTCACGATTTTTAAGCGTCATCAGTATTAATGGTGAAATGAGGGGTGAGTTGTGGAATGGTAAACTATTAACTCTACAGGTAGACCATATTGATGGGAACTCAGACAATAATTTTCCCAACAATGCGAGGGTTCAGACTGGCCCCAATCAACAGTCTGACATGGCTTTTTAACTTAGTGGCAAAGTGCTAGTTTTGTAAACTAGGAACATCAGTTCGATTCTGATAAAAGCCTCTGCGTAACTCAACCAACAAGGAACAATATGAATTATTACGAAAGCGACGGGTTCTCATGTATTAGTTAATAATATAAGGAGAAACCCATGCGAAGACAATACAGACATTGGTATCGCCACCCGCGAACCACTTCTGAAATGCGGGCAAACCAAGACTGCGAATACGTTCGTGGAAAACGCCGCCCAAGCCAACTAACGAGTTGCTACGACTACATACGAATAAGAAGTTCCCGCAACTGGAAAGATCACCGCAAGACTCAGTACCGTACTGGGAAACGTGGTAAGCGTAACGAGTTGGTCTTTGACAGCCCAACTTGGAGAGAACAGTGGGCTTTGGAGGAATACTTCAAGGAACACAACATTCCTTACAACGTTGAGGAAATCAGAGAGATTTACTATCGAGAGTGGACAATTCGCACAGAGCGTGTGAAGTTCCGTCAGATTCCTGTTTATACCTTTGCTTGGGTCTCTAAGAGACACCAAATCGGGTATCGCTGGGAATACAAAGACGTTCCACTTGAGACACCAATCGTTCGACGAAGCAAGCATAGTTTTGTTGTTGAGAGTCGAGTTGTATGGTGGAGTGACAAAGACATTGGAACGGATTATATCCTTTCAAGAGTACATATATGAGTCGGGCTAAACAGGGCGAAATAAACCTATGAAGCAGATGTCGAGGGTTCGAATCCTTCTATCTAGACTGTCCGCTTGCGGACTATTGTTGTAGACGTTGTTGTAGAAGTTTATCGTGGAAGCGGCTTTCGAATGCCGCCATCTCCACCACGGAGGCACTCAAGGTAATTGTGGATACTCGCCAACTGGACGCAGGAGCTATCCAATAACAGACTTAGCGGTCTACCCATAAGGCAAGAACGAGTGTCTCCATGATGGGGATGAAAGGTTTCGACACGTAAAAAGAAGCAACAACTGCGACACGTAGTTGACAGAAGGGCTACGAGTTGTATGGAATCCACTATTTAAGTGGATTCCATGCAGAGTAAAAATCTGTTAAAACGTAATTGCAAACGAAAGTTTCGCACTTGCAGCGTAAGCTGCATGAGGTGTAGCGAGCCTTATAATCCAATTCGCTATTTTCACAGGTGGTCATGTCCCAAGGCTGGCGGCAGGGATTCCAAATCCCAGCGGGAGGGTCCGATTCCTTCACCATCTGCTGTTTTTTTTTCACCGCTAACCTAGAGAGGAATCTTATGATTCGAACACGAGCTTTACTTATGGCTGTAGCTCTAACCTTTGGCATGTTACTTGCAAGCAACGTACAGGCACAATGCCCCAAGTGCGCCCCAATTAGATCAGCAGTCAAACAAGTCTTTTTCAATTCTTCATGCGCCGCTCAACGTGTCCGTTCTGCTACTCGTCAACGAGTGCAAACAGTCCAAGCACGATCCGCCTGCCGCACACAAAAGGTCCGCGCTTCTGCCCAACGGTTCCGAGCTTCTGCTTGCGGTCTGCGTACACGCACCGTTAATCGACTACGAACAGTAAGAGCAAAAGCTGGTTGCGTGAGGCAGCGAATGCAGTCACATCAAGCCTGTCCATCCTGTCGATAGTTTTGACAAATTTATAGAATGTGGTTGACAATCTCGTCGCCACAGACTATAATAGGATATACGAAACAAACCCAGAACGGAGAAACAACAATGCCATCACTGACTGAAATGGTCGAAGCACACCTTGTGAACGTCAAGAGGGAAATCCATAACCTTAGCGAACGCAAGACAGCAATTGACCAAGAGATCGCCAAGCTACAGACATATATGTCAGAGGGTAGCGGTGAGTTGGACAGAGCAAAGGCTACAGCCGAGCATCAGGTTGAAGCTCAGGCTCTATCACAAAGTACTATTTTGGAACCCGCCATTAATGGGAAACGCCCTTAGGAGAAAACGAATGCAGATCAATGAATTTTATGACGCCCTGAACAAACTGCCAAGAACTTACAATTTCGATATTGCGAAGAACAACAGCATCACAGGCGTCGGACAGCGACAGATCAAAGGAAAAGAATTCAACCCAGTAACAGCGGTCGCTCATCGAGAGACAGGGGCTGTGTTCGGGACGAACAAACGTGAAACTCAACGTGCAGGCAAGGCTCTTGGACTCCCAAGTTCCGCGACCAACACAATCTACAACGCCGTCACGAGCGGTTCTAATCGTGGCAACACTCAAGTGGTTCGAGGAAAAATCCGTTCAGCATTGGAGATTTAAGCATGAATTTGAATCAATGGATCGGCATAGGCCGACTGACAAAAGATGCAGAGTTGTCAAATACTCAAAAGGGAACATCAATGGCAAAGTTTCGGCTCGCCGTTAATGATCGTCGCTACGACGATACCCTGTTCATCAACGTCCTTTGTTTCGGGAAGATGGCAGAGAATCTTAACCCCATGTTGATGAAAGGGCGACTGGTTTCTATTGCTGGTAAGCTCAAGATCGACGACTATGAGGACGAGGAGGGCAACAAGAAGTGTTCCCCTTGTATCATGGCAGACGACATTTCCCTTGGCCCTGATCCTTCTACGATCACACCGAGAGAACGTCAACCCGCGAATAAGGCACCAGTTGGCGTCGGAGAGGCATCGCCAGTCGATACGTACTAACACTTAACAACCCCGCTAGGACGATGAAGCGAATTTAATCGTTGTTAAGTAGCCTCGCAAAGCATTAGATGTTTTGTGGGGCTTTTTTTGTGAAATATCCTAAAGACCTATTGACAATCGGTCGATGTATGGTATAATGGGGAGACGAGAGAGGGAAACTATGAAATTCAAAATCACACACAAACTGTTTGACGACAGAATCAAACCAGAGGCACTATTCCCGAACGGGAACATTTAGAGCATTTTACGTCAAAACAAGCAAATTATTCCCGAACGGGAAGAAAAGGAAAACTCAATGGGTGTTGATAATCCGCATCTCATGTCTGGACTTGGTACACTACTCGCAATCGCAACTATGTTGTGGGCTGCTTATAGTTTTATGAAGGGATTTATGAACGCAGATACTACTCCTGCCCTTAAGATTCCAGATCGCTTCGATCTTGGATACATCGACGATCCTATCGTCCCACCAATGGTTGTGAATCATTTCCTCAACCCTTCTTCTGAGTTGGCTCCCTATAAGCTACCCGCCTGTAGTGGAGTGTTCGATCCCGTTCCTGCTGCTCCTGTCAAGCCTGCGCCAGTTAAAAACCATGAGCGTGACAATCTAAAGGAACAGTGCCGCCTAGCCCTAATGGGCCTTGGAGAGTCTCAGACAGGCTCTTACAAAAGGGCGACAGAGATTCTAGACAACCATCCTGAGATCACTGACATTTCCGCTTTCCTTCGAAAGGCTCTAGCTAAATGATTGACATTAACCTAATGGCTCCAATTAACCCTCTGGGGTATGGAGTCGCTGGACTTAACATCTTCAAGGCGTTATCCAAAGTGGCCAATGTAGCCCTCCACCCTATAGGGCAACCAAACCTGACCAGTCAAGAGGATGCGACACTGGTGCAAGCTGGAATCGTAAAGGGTCAGACGTTCAACAGGCACGCTCCCTGCATTAAGATTTGGCATCAGAACCAAATGGCAGAGCGTATTGGGAATGGAAAGATGATAGGGTTTCCTATCTTTGAGTTGGACACCTTCTCTGACCTTGAGAAGCATCACTTGGAGTCTTGTGACGAACTTATGGTATGCTCACAGTGGGCAAAGGATGTGATCTATAGTCAGATAGATGCGTTCCGCTGCTGGCCAGAGGGTAGGGTGGTTAGTATAGTCCCTCTTGGTGTAGATACCAGCATATTCAAGCCAACTCCCGCAGTACCTAAGAACGGCAAGACCGTTTTCTTCAACTGTGGCAAGTGGGAGGTTCGTAAGGGTCACGACATTCTGATAGAGGCATTCAAGAGGACGCTGTTGCATTTTGAGGACATTGAGTTGTGGATGATGTGCGACAACCCCTTCAACTCCCCGGCTGAAAAGGCACAGTGGGAAGCGTTGTACTCGCACCCTAAAGTGCGGTTAATTCCAAGGGCTGAGACACAACAACAAGTGTATAGTATCATGTCTCAAGTTGATTGTGGGGTGTTTCCGTCGCGTGGAGAGGGCTGGAACCTAGAGCTTCTAGAAATGATGGCTGTAGGCAGGCCCGTAATAGCAACGAATTATTCAGCCCATACAGAGTTCTGCAACGAGGAAAACTGTAGCTTGATTACTCCAGAGGGTATTGAGCCAGCGATAGACAACAAATGGTTCTTTGGTCAGGGAAACTGGGCCAAACTGGAGTACCAAGCAATCTTCGACATTAGTATTGCGATGCAGACGTTCATACACTCCAATCTCAAGTCAGAACAATTTAACCACCGTGGTCTGGAGACAGCCAATAAGTTCTCTTGGGATCATGCCGCAAACTCTATTCTCGAACACCTAAAGGAATGAAACATGGAAGAAACAGACACAGCAGACGATCCAGTAGCGTCTATCACTGTTGGCATCCTCTCTAGTGGTCTACTAACTATGGACATAGACCTAGAAGACTACAGCGATGAAACACTCACCAAGTTCGCACTTCTCTTTGCTTCTCTCTCAGACGCTAAAATTCAATATCAAGGACTTGAAACAACCAAAGACGCCTTTGCTAGGGACGGTAAAGGTACTGAGTTTGAAACATTTTTAGCAAGGACTCTTGCCCAAAGCAACAAGATTATGCAGGCGATGCTTGATGAACACAAGGAAGCGGAGGGAACTAAGGGACCGGACGACCCATTGATTTTACCCACTGACCTTATGTAGGAGTCGATCACTATGACAACCAAACCAAAACGGCTAGGATGGCAAAAGTATGAAGACGTGTTGCAGAAGCAGCTAGAATCGCCCCTCTTAGACCAGCTATTGAAGCAGATAGCTGGTGCGGGCGATCAGATCGTCACTGACGAAGAAATGGATGAAATGATGGAACTAGAGGGGATCATAATGGAAAGCACCCCTCAGATGGTTCCAATTGACGAAAAGACGATGGAGAATATCTATCTGGCAAACAGTTTTGATTGTTGGGTGGGACACACAAACTTTAATATCTCCGCAGCGGTAAAAGATCAGCTATGTGAGATGGAAGGGGTTGAGATACTCAAGATTTGCAGCAGATACAGATTCTTCATTGGCGTGGGCAGAATGTTCGAATTCAAAAATGTACGCCAAAATATTGAAAGTTTATTCCAAACAGTTAAAGAGGACCAAAATGAACGTATCCAACAAGAAGATCGAGACACTACTGAATGATTCAGACGTTGTAAACGTTGCCTACAAAGCGGCTTCTCGCTTCATAGGATCATTATCCAAAGATGAGATTCAAAACTGCGTGACTACTGCCATCTGGAAGTCGGCACAGCGGTTTGAGGAGGACAGAGGGTCAAAATTCACGTCATTCGTATATACAGGCGTGGTTTTTGAGTGTCTTACCCAAAGGAAGCTGAACAACGCAAAACCAGCAACGGCCCTTAGTGTCACCTTAGTGGATTCATACAACCCCGTAGCCAAGATTGATATGATGGATGCCATCAATGTCAGGTGTGATGATCCAGAGTTGGTCATTGACAGGTTCTACAACGGTATGACCATACGGGAGTTAGCGAAAGTGCGTAAGGTTTGCGGGGAAACTATTCGCATCAGACTTCAAAAAAATCTCAAAAAGCTTGAATCTGCACTCTAGAATGTGTATAATACAGTGGACTTGGACTACAGGCGGAATAGGAACTTCACAATATGTTTGATTTATTTTTTCAAGGAGAAATTCTATGCCTACTGTAGCACCAAGCGGCGCAGGCGATCAGCCTGCTGTCGAAAACCGTGATGCTGGAACAATCATCAAGGGCGGGAATGTTGCCGCCGACTCACCACTTCAAAATTCTATCTCTGTAGCCGCTCTAGCAGACAATCAGGGAACTTCGTTCGGGTCCAAAGTCATCGCTAGCGATGGCGCAGGTTCCCAATACACTGACAAGCACGGCATTAAAGACGCTGTCGGCGGTGCTGTCACTGATGGGGTCACTGTACTTGGATACACACCGGACGCCACTGAATGGGTTGTACAAGGCGGCAACGTTACTCGTACTCTAGCCGGTAATGCTTATACTGACTTGATCGGTGGAGCTGCTGATATTAATGGTGCGAACCCTCATCGAGATTCCACTTACCAAGTTGAAGCAGAGCGTGTGTATGGCGTCATTAACGTTGACATTCAAGCTGTCGCAACTTCTGGATACAATTCTTGGGTAACCAAGTCTGCTGGACCCGGAGGCGTTGGTGGAACATTACAGCCTATGATCAAACCTTCTGGTGTTGGTGACGAGCAATCCGTCGACAAAGCTGCGAACACTTCGCGAGCGGTTCCCGGTCAACTGACTTACATGTTCGGAGTCAAGCCCGTTTCTAGCAACTACAAAGCAAAAGACTCTGCCGAGTAAACAATACGACGCCGAAAGAGCCCTTAGCAGTATCTACTTCTAGGGGTTTTTTAGCGCCATTTACTTGTAGGAGTAATAATGTTAGCCCAACTAAGCGTGACACCAGAGGAGGCTGCTGCTCTAGCATCTATAGCGGGAGCGGTAATCACTGCCCTATTGTTCTTGTGGAGAATTTTTAGAGCGTGTGGGAAGTTTGTAAAAGACAATGAGGATTTTAAAGCATCCCTCAAAACTATTAAGGGTGAGGTTACACCAAACGGTGGCGGATCTCTGAAAGATATAATCAATGGCCTGAAAGTAACATGCGAAAGCATAGAAGAAAGCCAACGGGTTGCTGAACAAAGAACTAAAGCTGCACTACAATACCACAGACACGCCCTGTTCGAAATCGACGAAATCGGCAGGATGACTTGGAGTAATGAGCGATTCAAAGACCTCACGGTCGGAGTCGTGGATTCTGATGAAGGATTAGACTGGATAACTATTGTTGATGAAGATGGTAGAGAAGACTTCATCAAAGAGTTATATTCATGCTTAGAAATGGTCAGGAAGATTGATATCAATACTATTTCTGTAAGAGATCATGGTATTAGATTCATCGGAATGCCATATAGGCTGGACTCAACTCACCACAAAGGATTCCTAATCAACGTCTTTTTTGACGAACAACAAAACTAAGAGGTACAAAACAATGAATGATTCCCCAAAGTTTAAACTAAACAAAGGTGATCTTGTCGGACTTGGCAAAACATCTTTACTCGTCGGTGCCGCTGCGGCATTGGCTTATTTCGCGCAAAACATCGGTCTGGTCGACTTGGGGGAATATGGTCCCGCTGTCGTTCCTATTATCGCCGTTGTTGTTGACGCACTCATTAAGTGGATCAAACCACCTTCCAAACAAACACCTGAAAAGGGAGAATAACATGGAAACCCAAGAAGTTAAAGATTCAAAGTTCCGCGAAGCATTTATCAGCGCTGGACATAAAGCCGTCAGAAATGGTCAAATCACATCTTCGCAATTTCGCCGCCTTCGTATGCGTTCGTTTTTCCGTCCAGACTGGCTGAGAGAAGTTCAGCTTGAGGCGATGGAAACTCTCAGAGACGAGTTCGAGTCAGAAGCTATTGACTGGGATAATATTGACTGGGAGCAGTTCCTAACTGTTCTTGAGCGTATTTTTACCATGATCTCAAAGTACTTTTTGAACGGATAATTCGACATGACAAAAGAAAGAATCATTCATTTGCCGGACGACCTTATGGTTGGAGAAGTTTATTCGTCTCTAGCCCTTAGGGAATTTTGGCATATTGGTCCTCGTCTAAAAGCTCTCCATGCAATGGGGATTGACGGACGTGGTGTGAAATTGGCAATCTGTGACACGATGGGGATGACGGATCACCCTGACTTACCTAAGGCCATCTATGAGGGAAACCAAACTAGAGACGGCAAAGCCGACAGAAACGATCATGGACACCACTGTGCGGGAATCGCCCTTGGTAGAGGTGGTGGTGGAGTAGCTCCCGGCGCAGACTTAATCTGCATCAAGGTTTTGGGAGACAACGGCTCTGGCTCAACGACGTGGATTAACAATGGACGTATGGAGGCGGCTGATGCGGGAGCAGATGTCATTTCTGAATCGCTGGGTGGTGGAGATCATCAAGAACAAGATTCGGTAGCTTCTAGATATGCCTATTCGAAGGGAACTTCGTTGTTAGTCGCTGCGGCTGGCAACTCAGGCTACAGCAGTGGTAGAAATACTATTGGCTGGCCAGCGAAAGACCCTCTACACTGGTGTGAAGGGAACTATCGTCAAGACTTGAAGATTGCAACATCATCTAGTGGTGGACGAGAGATTGATTCGGCATCGCCCGGATCGAACATCCTGTCTACGCTACCCCGAAATCGCTACGGAGTGATGACTGGAACCTCGATGGCCTGCCCACATAGGGCTGGTTTTCAATGTTTGGTCATTCAGAAACGTAGAAGCCTCGGCCTCGTCGAAATCGTTGGGTCTGAGAACTGGAGAGATTGGTACGCTGGCGGAAACTTCTTCATTGATGGAGGAGCGGTTGGTCGCGACCCTAGGTTTGGTCTTGGTAGACTGGCCTACGATAGGATTATAAATTGGCTTCTACTTAAAGAACCGGAGTACGTGTAATGAAAACTCAACACAACAAAATGACAGTTGCCCTATTGGCGATGTGTTTGATGTTTGCCTCTATCTCAACAGCGATGGGGCAAAAAGCCCAATCAGAAGTTACTTTTGAGAAGGCGAAGATACAACAGCGGACGCAAATCACCGTTGGTGACTTCGTTATCGAAGATGTGTCGTCAGAGGTTGGCGAGAAGATCGTTGCGGTCGTCTCAACTACTCATGTGAAGCCCATCGTCAGAGCATACCAGAAGGGGAAATTTACACAGTTTCCACAGTTCCTTACATATATGTCTGAGGGAAAGTATCTGTTGCTAGAGGAGCCCGGAACAGAATGGACTGTCGAAGTTCTTTCTCAAGTTGAGGAAGCTCCCTTTTGGCAGCAGGAGTTCATCGAGGTTAAATTCCCCGGAGAACCAGTTGACCCTCCTATAGATCCTCCTGTCGACCCTCCTGCGGAAACTTTCGACGACTTCTATCAATGGGTTAAAGGGAACGGCATCGTGGCATCAGATCGTCCATACTCTAAACGGTGGGCAGACAATCTGACGATTCAACTGGAAGGTATGGAATCCTTGACGTTAGAGTCAGCCATTGCTCGGGCAAAGACGGCTAGGAATTTCGCTTTCGTGGGAAGGATACAACACGATTGGAATTCAGTATTCAAAGATACCGAACAATATCTTGATCGAGCCAAAAATACAGCCGACTACAAAAAGGGGTTAGAGGCTTTGATTAGAGGCTTGAGACAAGAGTAACAATTTTCAGGGAGATCCCTATGAAACAAGCACTTATAGCACTCGTATTAGCAGCAATGATAGTGATGGCCCCCGCACAAGATGCGGCCCTCGGACAAGATACTAGAGTAACGTCGGCAATGGATAGTTTGGGACTAAGCTACGTCCCTAACATCCAAAACTACAAACCAGTAGTCGGTGTCAGAGGCATGACTATCAAATGGCATTTGGAGAATGGAGCTAGGGGAGAACACTCCCCAATATCATCTTCCCTGTTGAATACTTTAACGAGTAATCAAATGTTCTGGTTGCATGATTATGTTCATGGTTATAGAAAAGCAACTGCTGACAAACCTCTAATAACAAAGTATCAAGTTTACCACCTTGGGGCGGAATGGTGCGAACCATGCCGCAGACTAAAGAAGGCTTGGTTAGACAAGTCTGTAGCAGCTAAACTGGTCGAGTTTAACTCGCCCGTCGTTTACTTAGATGCAGACAACCCGAACCACAAAAACTTCTTCCGTTACTACAAAGTGACGAGCTATCCCACCGTACTTATCCTAAAAGACGGTGTTCCAATCTTTCGCTTCTCTGGAGCCAGAACGGCTCCACAACTATTGCGAATCCTGCAAGAAAATTTAAAGAAATAAACGATAAATTGATTGCACAATCCCCATAGCTAGACTAGTATGTATAGACCGCACATAACAGGACAGCATCAATCCTTACGCCGTCACTGGCGTGGGGATTTTTTGATTTTGTGGGTTGACAATCGTTGATTCATACCGTATAATAAGAGAAAACCAAACAAAGGGGACAAAAATATGCAAGTCACGAAAAGAGATGGAACCAAAGAGGATTACCTAGTAGAGAAGATTCATAAGGTGGTTGAACAAGCCGTGAAGGGTATCAATGGTGTCTCATTTTCTGACATTGAAATGAATGCAAACCTGTCAATCTACGACGGGGTAAAAAGTACTGAGATCCACAAGATCATTATCAAGTCTGCCAACGATTTGATCTCTACCTCCGCCCCCAACTATCAGTACGTCGCCGCCCGCCTGCTTAACATGCAACTACGGAAAGAAGTGTGGGGTTCCGAACAGCCAAGAGCCTTCGATATGTTCCTAGAGTTGAACGTAGACAACGGCATCTACGATCCCATCCTACTCAATAAGTGGACCAAAGAAGATATCCTCAAGTTTGAGGGATACATCAACCACAATCGTGACGACATATTCACCTATGCTGGCTTGCAGCAGATGGTAGACAAATACCTAGTCAAGAACAGAAGCACAGGGCAAATCTACGAGACTCCACAGTTTGCCTATATGTGCATCGCCATGTGTCTGTTTGACACACCAAGCGACGTGAAAGCGGCATACGACTGCTACTCTACCTTCAAGCTCAATCTGCCCACTCCCATTATGGCTGGTGTCAGAACAAACATCAGGCAGTTTTCCAGTTGCGTACTCGTTGACGTTGACGACAATTTGGATTCCATCTTTGCTAGTGTCCACGCTGTCGGGCGTTACACAGCAAGGAGAGCAGGCATCGGCCTGAACATGGGTCGTATTCGTCCCATCAACTCATCCATCCGTGGTGGAGAAGTAATTCATACAGGATTGATTCCCTACCTCAAGACCTTTGAGTCCACAGTCAAGTCAACCAGTCAGAACGGTCTGCGTGGTGGTTCTGCAACCGTTCATATCCCCTTCTGGCATTTTGAAATTGATGATGTTATTGTATTGAAGAACAACGCCGGTACAGATGACAACCGTGTACGTAAGTTGGACTACTCTGTGCAGTTTTGTAAGCTGTTCTATGATCGTCTAATTGCCAACGAAGATATCACCCTGTTCAGTCCAGCGGAAACTCCGGGCCTGTACGAAGCCTTTGGGGACAACGAGAAGTTCGAGAAGCTGTACCTCAAGTATGAGAAATCCGAACTAAAGTTCAAACGGAAAATGCCCGCACGTAAGCTCGCTGAAATCTTTGCGAGAGAACGTCTAGAGACGGGGCGAATCTACTCAATGAATATTGACACAGCCAACGAGCATGGGTCATGGAACGTCCCAGTCTATATGAGCAATTTGTGCTTAACGGGCGACTCGTCTGTTATGGTGAGTGTCAACGACATGTTAGCGACAATTCCCCTAGAAGAAGCGGTTTCTTTAGTCTCCGCAGGGAAAGACGTTAGTATTTTGTCCCAAAATGTAGACAATGGGGTAGACTCGTTCGAGAAGGTCACGGCAGCCGCCCTTGTCAGTCAAGAGGCATACGTTATGAAAATAACAGATCAAGACACTGGATTGAGTGTTACTTGTACTCCAGAACATAAAATATACACTACTAACAGGGGGTACATTATGGCGCAAGACCTGTTAGAGACGGACGAATTGCAAATTAATGCGTAATTCTAGTATACAAAGGTAGATCCATAACCTCTACCTAATATACGGAGATTACCCATGCACTATGTGTACAAAATTACCTTTTACACTACGAACAAGTCTTATGTCGGAATGACATCAAAATCCGTACAAGAGAGAATCGCCGCCCACTACAAAGTGGCGTTCAGTGGAGGAGATTATCACCTAAGTAGGGCGATAAGACTGTATGGCATTAAAGATTGTTCCATAGAAACTTTAGGAACGTTTAGCGACAGAGAGGAGGCTGCCGAAGCAGAAAAAAGATACATCAAAGAATTAAACACGGTAGCAGACGGATACAATATGGCGGCAGGAGGAGACGGAGGATGGGTTGTTCCACCAACAAAGTACGAAAAGTGGGCCGCACAAATCGCCAAACGTACAGGTGGGGAGAAAAACCCAAACTTTTCTGGAATTAGTAATGACGAACTTCTAGAAGAAGCAATCCGGTATTTCAAAGCCAATAAAAATAGATTGATCAGGGCAAGGTGGAGTGAGCATTCCAAAGCTATAGGGTTGCCACTGAGCTACGCAAAGTACAGATTCGGAGGTGGTCATCAAAATTTTGTGCAGGCACTGAAACTGCGACTGGATAGTTTAGATATCTATTATGACGAATTCTCATTCAATCAGACGTATGAGGAGAGATATAATAACTCGGAAACCAACGCGCGAATTAGTCAAACATTAAAGGATAACCATGCTAACAATACAAAAAATAACAAAGCCCGAACCAGTCTTTGATATTACGGTAGAAAATAATCACAACTTTTATGCCAACGGCATCTTAGTGACAAATTGTCAGGAAATAATCCACCCTACCAACCCCATCAAATCAATAGACGACGAAGAAGGTGAGATCGGCATCTGCCTACTATCTGCCCTCAACCTTCTGGAGCTACACAACGAGGAGGAAATAGAAGCAGCCTGCAAAATCGCTGTAAAAACCCTTGAGGCGATCATTGACTACCAAGACTATCCTGTCTTAGCTGGTCAAACCTTTACGAAGAACCGCAGATCGCTTGGCATAGGTATCACTAACCTAGCCGGATTCTTGGCTAAGAACAAATTGAAGTACGAGGACAAAGAGGCTCTAGAGCTAATCCACGAGACAATGGAACAGATTCAGTGGCATCTAATTAGTGCCTCTTGCGACTTAGCTAAAGAGATTGGACCCTGCGACAAGTTCAATGAGACTAAATACGCGGACGGTCTACTGCCAGTGGATTGGTATAAGAAGTCAGTGGATGATTTAGTTAAGCCCAACTACAACATGGATTGGGAGGAATTGAGAGGGAGAGTCAAGGAGTTTGGCCTGCGGCATTCCACCCTGTCCGCTCAGATGCCCTGTGAGTCGTCCAGCGTCATCCAGAACAGCACAAACGGCGGAGAGCCTGTCAGGAGCCTACTGATCCACAAGAAGGCTAAGAACGGCGTTCTCAAGCAGTTGGTCCCCAACTATCACACCCGAAAGAACTACTACACGTTGGCTTGGGAAATGCGAGACAACTATGCGATGATGAACATTGCGGCAGTTATGCAAAAGTTCATAGATATGAGCATGAGTACTAACCTCTACTACAACTATGCCCACCACGAGGACGGCAACATTCCACTTAGTACATTGATTAAAGACCAGATTTACGGCTACAAGTACGGGTTGAAGAACTTCTACTATTGTAATACTCCAGAT